ATGTCCATTCAAATGTAAGTTCTGTAACTCGCCATCCAATGCAGCACTCTACAAAGGAGAGACAGATAGTTTATTCTTTAGAAAGAGGACTGTACAACATCAAGAGATGGAGATTATAGATCTGATTGAGAAACACAACATAGAAGTCCTATGGATTGTGACAGATACGTTCCTCACCATGTCTAAGAAAGGTTTTGATGAGTGGGCAGAGATGTATTCTAAGTACAAACTACCCTTCTTCACACAGACAAGACCTGAGTTGCTGTCACCATACCAAGCAAAGACATTGAAAGAACTTGGATGTTTGAAACTGAACATGGGTGTAGAACATGGTGACCCTAAGTTTCGTAGAGAAGTCATTGGTAGGATATATGATAATGAAAAAGCAATAGATGCTTTCCGTATTGCAAGAGAAGCAGGTCTTTCTACCACCTGTAACTTTATCATAGGATATCCGTATGAAACTATGGAAAATTGCATGCAGTCTGTAGAGTTGGCAGCACGTCTAGGGTGTACTGACACAAACGCCTTCATCTACACACCCTACCATGGCACACCGATGAGAGATATGTGTGTTCAAGGTGGTTTTATTGAGGATGATTTGATTGTTGAGATGAGAAGTGATGATCAGGGAACATATTTGAACATGCCTAAACCCTACATGAGTCGTGAAGATATACAGTACATGTTTGATAATTTTGTCAGACTGTTCCGTGAACGTGAAAGGGAGTTGAAAGGAGAGACAATCTCTGCTACACTCGCAGTATGAGATATTATACAAATGTCCAGATGGTCGGGAATGATTTTCTCGTCCGTGGATATGAAGGTGGCAAAAGTTTTACATCAAGGGAATCTTTCCAACCCACGATGTACGTCCCTAGTAAGAAGAAAACACAGTATAGGACACTAGATGGTAAGTATGTGCAGAGTATACAACCTGGCACAGTAAGAGATACCAGAGAATTTATTAGAAGTCATGAGGGTGTAGAAAACTTTGAAATATATGGCAACAACAGGTACATATATCAGTATATCTCAGACAGATATCCAGAGAATGAGATAAAATTTGATATCAAGAAGATGAATCTTGTTACGATTGACATCGAGGTTCAATCTGAGAATGGATTCCCTACAGTAGAGAAGTGTGATGAGGAGATGTTACTCATATCACTACAGGATTACAATACAAAACGTATTCTGACCTTCGGTGTAGGTCCTTATAGGACACAAGACAAGATGGTCAAGTATGTAGAGTGTAAAGATGAGCATGATCTACTGATACATTTCCTAAACTACTGGAGTCACAGTCCTCCTGAGGTTGTGACAGGGTGGAATTGTCAATTATATGACATACCATACCTTGCAAAAAGGATAACTAGGGTGTTGGGTGAGAAAGCATCAAAGAAACTATCACCATGGGGACTGGTTACACATGAAGAGATCTACCTAACAGGTAGACCACACCTTGTGTATGATATAGGTGGTGTTACAATACTAGATTACCTAGACTTATATAAAAAATTTACATACAAAGCACAAGAATCATATAGACTTGACTACATTGGTGAGGTAGAACTAGGTAAGAAAAAACTTGACCACTCAGAACATGATACCTTCAAAGAATTCTATACAAAGGCATGGAATAAATTTGTAGATTACAACATCCAAGACGTTAGAATTGTTGACGGACTGGAAGAGAAGATGAAACTGATAGAACTTGCCATCACCATGGCATTTGACGCAAAGGTAAACTTTACAGATGTGTTTTATCAGGTTAGAATGTGGGACATGATCATCTATAATGATCTGAAAAAGAAAGGTATTGTAATACCACCTAAAAAAGACCATGATAAAAGCGAGAAGTATGCAGGTGCCTATGTCAAAGAACCTATACCTGGTATGTACGACTGGGTTGTTTCTTTTGACCTCAATAGTCTGTATCCTCACCTTATTATGCAGTACAATATATCTCCAGAGACTGTTTTAGAAGAGAGATTCCCTTCTGTTTCTGTTGATAAACTGTTGAATGAGGAGGTAGACCTGTCAAATCTAAAGGATGTGACAGTCTGCCCTAACGGTGCCATGTTCACTACCAAGAGACGTGGTTTCCTACCTAAATTGATGGAGAAAATTTACAATGAACGAGTTATCTTCAAGAAAAAGATGCTTGAGGCAAAGAAGGACTATGAAAAGGCACCTTCCAAACGTCTCGAAAAAGAAATCGCCAGATGTAACAACATTCAGATGGCGAAAAAGATACAACTTAATAGTGCCTATGGTGCTATCGGTAACAATTACTTTCGTTATTATATGCTTGCGAATGCTGAAGCAATCACTCTCGGTGGTCAGTTCAGCATTCGGTGGATCGAACGTAAAATCAACCAGTACATGAACAATGTGCTGAAAACACAGGAGAAAGACTATGTTATTGCTTCAGATACTGATTCCATTTATCTTCATATGGGTCCTTTGGTTGAAGTTATATACAAAGGGAGAGAGAAGAATGCTGAAAGCGTCGTCACGTTCATTGATAAGGTCTGTCAGGTGGAACTTGAAAAATATATTTCGGATTCTTATCAAGCGTTGGCCACGTACGTAAACGCTTACGAACAAAAGATGTTCATGAAGCGAGAAACTATCGCTGAACGTGGTATATGGACTGCAAAGAAGAGATATATGCTGAATGCATGGGATATAGAGGGAGTTAGATTTGCTGAACCCAAACTAAAGATGATGGGTATCGAAGCAGTCAAGTCATCTACCCCTGCACCATGTCGTAAGATGATCAAGGATGCTATCAGCATCATTATGAACGAGTCGGAGGACAATGTTCAGAAATATATTCAGAAAATGAGGGTTGAGTTCCGTAGTATGAACCCTGCTGACATAGCATTCCCTAGAACCTGTAACAATGTTGCAAAGTATAAGAGTCATTTGACCATCTACCAGAAAGGAACACCAATACATGTCAGAGGATCACTATTATTCAATCATTATCTAAAAGAGAAAAATTTGTTGGGTAAATATAATGTAATCAACAACGGTGAGAAGATTAGATTCTGTTATCTAAAAAATCCGAACCCGATACGAGAGAATGTCATATCATTCATCAACGATTTCCCTGTAGAACTAGGTCTAGCACCCTATATTGATTACGATTTACAGTTTGATAAGTCATTTATCGAACCACTGAAGGCGATACTGGATGCTATTGGTTGGTCAGTCGAAAAGATTGCAACCCTAGACTCTTTCTTTGTTTGATGCTATAATGTACACGACACTATTACTAAATGGATTTACCTATCAACGATAAGGAACTCGCTGTCATTGTCAACTCACTGACATTGGGAGGATCTTCTGCATTGTATCAGAAACTGAAACTCGTCAAGGAGGTTAGGGAAGAAAACCCTGACGGACCTTACAAAAAAATACTCAGAGAACAATACGGTATGGTGATATGAGAGAGAAAATGATCGCTGCTCTCCTTGCTCATGCTCAAGGAGACATACAGAAACATAAGATGAATGTAGAAGTGTACCTCAACAATCCTGTTGGTATAGGTGAGCACTCTGACATCATGGAAGCAATTGAGAACGAACTCAATATGATTGCCAAGTATGAAGATCAGGTCACGGTCATCAAAAAACACTTCATCATCAAAGATTGATGTTCTTTGATAAGATAAGTCTGGTAACAGGTGGTTTTGATCCCATACACAGTGGACACATTCAATATTTTGCGAGAGCAAAAGACCTATCCAATTACCTTGTGGTAGGTCTGAATGGCGACCCATGGTTGACACGTAAGAAAGGACAATACTTTCAATCGTGGACAGAACGTGCAGATATTATACGTCATCTAGACATGGTTGACGCTGTAATATCATGGGATGACGCTGATGACTCAGCATGTGGTGCCATAACAAAGTGTCTCGACATAGCACAGACAGTTGTATTCTGTAACGGTGGTGATAGAGGCAAGGGTAATACCCCAGAACTTGACAAGTTCCATAACTCTGATAGAGTTATATTTGAATGGGGTATTGGTGGCACAGATAAAATGAACAGCAGTTCATGGATTCTACACGGATACTTTGAACGCCAACGTAAACTATTAGGCATTTGATTATGGATTTACTGAACGAGATAGTAAAGGAGATTGGGTCAGACTATGCAAAAATCGCATCCGATAAAGAAGATAAAGAACAATTTATCGACACTGGATCTTACATTTTTAATGGACTCGTTAGTGGGTCTATTCTTGGCGGTGTTTCTAGTAATCGCATTACTGCTATTGCTGGTGAAACGTCAACTGGAAAGACTTACTTCTCCCTCGCAGTTGTCAAGAACTTTCTGGATAATAACCCTAATGGTTATGTCCTTTATTTCGATACTGAGTCTGCAGTCAATAGGGAACTACTCGAAACCCGTAATATTGACACAAGAAGAGTTGGACATATTGAAGTTGTTACTGTAGAAGAGTTTCGCAACAAGGCACTCAAGGCACTAGACATATATTTGGATAAACCAATAGAAGAAAGGACACCTTGTCTGTTTGTACTAGACTCACTAGGTATGCTTTCTACTGAAAAAGAAATCAAGGATGCACTAGAGGACAAGAACGTCAGAGATATGACGAAGTCACAACTTGTCAAGGGTGCATTCCGTATGCTCACACTCAAATTAGGTCAAGCAAATGTCCCACTCATTGTCACAAATCATACATACGATGTCATCGGAGCTTATGTACCAACGAAAGAAATGGGGGGAGGTTCTGGACTCAAGTATGCAGCAAGCACAATCATATATCTCAGCAAGGCAAAGGAGAAGGATGGCACGGAAGTCATCGGAAATGTTATCACGGCAAAGACTGTCAAATCGAGGTTGAGTAAGGAGAATAAAGCAGTCAAGATACGACTGTTCTTTGATGATCGTGGTCTAGACAAATACTATGGTCTACTTGATCTAGCAGAGAAGTATGACATTGTGAAGAAGGTAGGTAATAGGTATGAAATCAAAGGTAAGAAGGTGTATGCTAAAGAAGTATACTCACACCCAGAAAAATACTTTGATGATGAGATTATGCAAGCACTAGAGGAGGTATCCAAGAAAGAGTTTAGTTATGGTGAGTGAAAGAGTACCCCTAACGATACTCAACAATCTAATTCATGATGAAGAATATACAAGAAAGGTCATTCCATTCATAGAGGAAGATTATTTTGAGGACAGGTCAGACAAAATTGTCTTTGAAGAGATATCAACATTTCTCAAGGAATATGACAGTCTACCTAGCAAGGAAGTCTTGCATATTGAAGTAGGTAAGAGGACAGATCTCACACAGGATGAGTTTCAGTCTACAGAACAACTCATCAACGCACTAGGAGAGGCAGAATACGAGCAAGAATGGGTGTATGATACCACTGAAGCATGGTGTAAAGAGAGAGCGATATACAATGCATTGATGGAGAGCATCAAGATTGCAGATGGACAAGATGAAAAGAAGAATAGGGATGCAATTCCCAGTATATTATCCGATGCACTAGCAGTCGGGTTCGACCAACATGTTGGTCATGATTACATAGACGATGCGGAGGATCGTTATGCCTACTATCACAAAATTGAAAACAAAATACCCTTTGACCTTGAATATTTCAACAAGATTACGTCAGGTGGGTTATCTGATAAGACTCTCAATATCGCTCTCGCTGGTACTGGTGTTGGTAAGTCTCTATTCATGTGTCATGTTGCTAGTTCATGTCTTGTACAGGGTAAAAATGTCCTCTATATCACTCTTGAGATGGCAGAGGAGAAGATTGCAGAGAGGATAGATGCAAACTTACTGAACACTAACATCAAAGACATAGCAGAATTACCACAGACTACATTCCATAAGAAAATTGATAAACTTGCTGCAAAAACAACAGGTAAGTTGATTATCAAGGAGTATCCTACTGCTTCAGCACATTGTGGTCATTTCAGAGCATTGTTGCAAGAGTTGAAGTTGAAGAAATCGTTTGTACCTGATATAATATTTGTAGATTATCTAAACATTTGTGCTTCATCAAGGTATAGAAGTGCAGTCAACGTCAATTCTTATTCTTATGTCAAGGCAATCGCAGAAGAACTCAGGGGTCTCGCAGTCGAAGCGTCTATCCCCATCTGCTCGGCTACGCAGACTACAAGGTCTGGGTTTGCTAGTAGCGACCCTAATCTTACTGACACTTCAGAAAGTTTTGGTCTTCCAGCTACTGCTGATCTTATGTTTGCTCTGGTCAGCACCGAAGATATGGAAGAACTTGATCAAATAATGGTCAAGCAACTCAAGAATAGGTACAATGATCCCACTATAAACAAGAGATTTGTTGTAGGTATTGATCGTGCAAAGATGAGACTGTATGACTGTGAACAGTCAGCACAAACTGACATCCTTGACGATACAGGTGGAGTAGAGTATAATAAATCAGAGGAATCCAAAGCTAAATTCGATGACTTCAAATTTTGATCAGTACACACGTTTCGTCAATACTGTTACTTCTATCCCATCTAAAGACTCCGACGCTTTTATATACCGTTTACAAGAGCTTGGTGCTGATGTCGCTATTCAACGCCTTCTTACTGCTTGTGTTGGCATTAGTGCCGAGTCTGGTGAGTTTATGGAGATCGTCAAGAAGATGATATTCCAAGGCAAACCATGCAATGAGGACAACCTAGAACATTTGAAGATAGAACTAGGTGATATCATGTGGTATGTGGCACAAGCATGTATGGCACTAGAAGTAGACATGGAGGACGTGCTATACACCAACATAAAAAAACTAGAGAAGAGATATCCTGACGGACACTTTGCAGAATTCTATTCGGAGAACAGAAAAGCAGACGACAGATAAATATCTGCATGGAAGATCTGATTGATTTGTTGATTGAGATGTATACCATCTCACCCAAAAGAAAACAACTACCGAGACGTGAGATAGAAGATTTCATGAGGTTTTTTGTATCATTCACTGAGTCAGATGATAAATATATGCATATAAAGACAACAGGTCTTATATACATAGACCAAAATAACAAGCAAATCTACAGAAAGATAAGTGAAAGCGTTCCTAACATTCATAACAGAAGCAAGGACTACCAAAGCATCGCAAGAAGCAAAGCGGATGGGATTGGTAGGAGACGGACACGGAGACTGGTATGATCGTACTGGAAAACTTATAGCAAAAACAGTTGCAGGTGAACTAAAACTGTTTGGTAGTGGTGGTGCAAAAGATGATGAGGGTGGTAGTAGATCTAGCACAGGCACCATAGACAGAGGACGTGGTAGTTTTGCTAAAGATATAGTCAATAATCTTAGATTACAACCACCAACACCACAACAAGGTGCAGGTGCATCACAGGATAGGGGTGCTACACAGTCACAAATATCACAGGCAAAGGACAACGGACCTTTGACTATAGCATTTGACAAGTTTGACGATGAGGAAATATCAAACAATCTAATCAGCACGGTAGAAGAGTTATCAAAGAATAGATTCTTTTATATTTTCCCAAGTAGAGACTCAAACATAGATGAGATCAAGGAGAAATATCCTCAGATCAGTGAGTCAATAGTTGATGACCAAGCAGCAGAGACAATATACGATGTCTTACAATCATTATACGAAAACGGATTTGATGCACTCAATATTGTAGTCAGAAAATCTAGAGCAGAGGCGATATCAAAATTAGCATACGAACAGAACGGTGAGTTGTACAACTTTGTTATGCTCAATGTTATACCTGCAGAGGAGAGGACAATCAGAGAGCAGTATATTGCAGGTGACATATTCAAGGTAGGATCTATAGTAGAATCAAAGGGAAGAGAGGGTAAAGTTATAAGAAGAGGTGCGAATCATCTTATATGTTTAGATGAGAGTCAGAACATGTTTAGATGTTGGGTGTCTGAGGCGAAGGAGTCACATTTTATGTTGCCAGTTGACTTTTGATAAATAATATACGTTAGAGATTAGGAAAAACATGAGCAATCCTTGGGCACAATCTTTTGAGGAGTTGAGATCACCTTATTTGCAAGAGAAAAAAGCAAAGAAGGACTATGATGGCGATGGCAAAGTAGAAAGCGGTGCCAAGGAGTATCGTGGTGTCATTCATAATAAGATACAGAAAGCAAAAGGTGGCAAGGCAGACGGTCAAGACACCTCTAGTGTCAAAGAACATCATCAGAAAGATGCTAATGGCAACATTATTGAGCATGAAGATGAAGCTGAGGGCACACCTAGTTCTGTCGAGGAAGCAAAGATTGATAAGATAGATCCTAAGAATAAGAGAAATAGAAGAAACGTAGCAAAGTTTGGTAAGCAGACCAGACCTTATGATCCACCCACTAAAGAGATGAAAACATCTATGGGTAAGTTTATGCAGAAACATAGACAGGATATGCATAAGGCGAAACGTGGTGTGAAGAAAGAGGAAGTTGTACTAGAGGCAGATAAGAAAGGTAAGGGTAGTGGTACTAAGGACGCATGTTACCATAAGGTAAAGTCACGTTATAGTGTGTGGCCTAGTGCATATGCATCAGGTGCTTTAGTCAAGTGTCGTAAGAAAGGTGCTAAGAACTGGGGTAACAGTAGCAAGAAAGAAGAGTTTGATTTCTATCAAATGCCTATGAAGTCATTCGGTGACATGGTAGGTGAGTGTTGGAAGACTCATAAGAAAGTAGGTATGAAGATGAAGGGTGGTAAGATGGTGCCTGATTGCAGACCTAAGAACGAAGAGAGAACTCCAGCACTGAATGATCCTTCCTTCAGTCAAGAGTATAAAGATAATGCAAAAAAGGCAATTGAAGCATCTAAGAAAAAAAATATTGAGAAGAAGGAAATAAAAATGGAGGCAGTCAAGAATCCCAAGTTAGACATCAAGGAGACTGGTGTAAAGAACAAGATTGAAATAAACCCTGAGATCAAAACGGAGGCAGCGAAGGCACCCGTAAAAAAGTAGAGAAGAAAGAGCCTAAGAAGGCGATGGATGCAGGGGCAAGA